TTCGTTGCAAGCCTTTGTGATTGACTTCACAGAGTCTTGGTCTAAACTTAAATTAGAAAACTTTTCAATATCAGTGGGCAAATCTTTTCCGATTACTAAGACTGGTTTTGTTAGGAGCAGATTTAATTCTATTTTAAACAATGGCATTTCTATTGAAATATCTGATTTGACATATAATAATGATGATCAGAAAATTAATGAGTTTGTTAAATCACCAAACTTTGAATATTACTTGAACACTTGTAATTCATTTGGATTCATGGTAGACATTGATGCACCATGGAGGATTGTGGCAGATTTACAATCGATAGCGATGCAAGACTACGCCTCTAGATATGGTTATAGTAGCACTGACATGGTTTTAAATATTGGTTTTAAGACTGTTCATGATTCATATTTGAATAGCATACCAGAAGAGTTATTAAACATCTATAATAGACTTTCAGCTAAATTTATTGATATTGATGATTGCACTGGTAGGGCTATAATTATAAGACCAAGGCAGTACACATTAGAACAAATTAATAATTTATACAATGAAGATTATTTTCTTAAATTATATTGCACATTAAGATTTTTGGAAGAAGAGAGCAAACATTCAAAAGCAGTATCAGATCAGATCATAACCGATACTATCAATTTGTCAAGGGTAAATAATTCCCGGTTTGCTCTCGGGTACTTTGAAAGATTTGTGTCACAGCCATTTGACTACAGAGGATCCTTGAGTTATCTTATAAGTGAACAAGAGAAACGAGAGGATATATGATCTTCCAAACCTTGGACGATAAGTCCGAATGCATTGGCGTATATGCTGATGGCAAGTTGCATTTCGATGACACACCATCAGGTTTGTCAAAGACTTGGAAATACACAGGCTCAGTTCGGGATCCAAACATCGAGTATGCTTGGTTGCGATGTGGTGGTCAAAAACTACAAGATGTTTGCCCTGAGCATCTCCAAGAAGACTTCACAGAACTACAGAAAACTTTCAAGGCTTACCTAAAGTCGTTTCAAATTGCCAAGATTGATCTACATCAGAATTGTTTCTTTGATCTCGTGCCAAGCGACTTCTTGCTAGAGTTTTGCGAGATGCGGAACAAGATCACAGAGCATGTATTCGATAAGCACAGCAAGCCACAGAATTACGATCATCTTGATCGTGCTTACAAACTGATCCACAAGATCGGCTACCAGAAATTGAACGTCAACGTCGAAGGTTGTCGCAGCCTGATGACCTCTACAGCGGACAGGCAGGACATACAGAAGCTTGTAAAAAAGAAGTCACACTATGTTGACTATAATCTTTTTGGAACCGTCACAGGGCGCCTGACGACCAAGAAAGACAGCTTTCCTGTTCTCACAATGAAGTCAAAACTGCGCTCGATAGTCAAGCCCACAAACGATTGGCTTGTATCATTTGACTACAACGGCGCAGAAGTCAGAACTTTCTTGGCGCTCTCGGGTGTTGAACAGCCGGAAGAGGACATTCATCAGTGGAATATGGAGCACCTATATGGTGATCATCCAATAGATCGAGAGGAAGCCAAAGTAAGATTCTTCGCTTCGTTCTACAACAATGAAGACAGTTCCCTCAACGACTCTGTTTATAGTAGAGAGCGTGTGATCGGGGACTACTTTTATGGTGATCGTGTTGAGACTCCATTCAAAAGGAAGATCAAGGTCGATCAGCGACGAGCTTTCAACTATATCATCCAAAGCACGACAGCCGATCTTACGATCGATCGTGCCGTAGAGCTTGATAGGATCCTTGAGGACACACAGTCTCACGTCGCTTTCGTTGTCCACGATGAAATTGTGCTTGACATCCATGAGAATGACAGATATCTTATACCAGAGTTGAAGGAGGTATTCCAAAACAATAAACTTGGTTCGTTCAGAGCAAATGTGAAAGCAGGAAAGAATTACGGTGAGTTGAAGGAGTTGAAGATATGATATCGCTGATAGGTATAGGCGATGCTGGGTGTAATATTGTGTCCTTGTTTGGAGACCACAAAGAATATAATTGTTTTTTGTTCTCGGAAGGAAGGGACAACACAAAATACACGAGAGATTTGCCAAGAGTAGAGAAAGCAGAAGACTGTGAAGAGAAAGCTCCAAAGCTTTCATCTTACAAGACACTACAAGCAGTACAGGACAGGGTTCAGGTCTTTGTTTGCGGGTCATCGTTATCAGCAAACTACACGCTTGCAATTCTACAGCAGATAAGAGACCGAGAGATAGAGATCTTTTACATCAAGCCCGATGTGGACCTTTTGATAGGTGATGTCAGGCTGCAAGAGAGAGCAATATTTGGGATATTACAGCAGTATGCGAGGTCTGGGCTTTTCAAGAGTTTTACAATCTTGTCAAATCCAGCAATCGAGAAGACAATAGGCGAGATTCCAATAAAAAAATACTTTGAAGTGATCAATAAAAGTATTTATTATGCGGTTCATTATCTAAACGTTTTTGATCACACAGAGCCACTTGTCGGTAATCTTTCAAAGCCATCAGAAGTACAGAGAATCCGCTCTGTTGGCTTGATTTCGGTAGACAAACTTTCTGAACAATGGTATTATAATTTAGAGGAAGATCGTGACGTAGCATACTACTTATGTATAGCGGAAAAGCGCCTAGAGACGGATGGAAAGCTTCACTCGAAGGTCGTCCAAAGTCTTAAAAGCAAGCCCCGAAATGCGTTCAAAAATGTGACTTATGCAATCTATGAGTCACCCTATGAAACAGACTTTGGGTTTTGCGTAGCGCACACAAACTATATTCAAGGACAAAATATACTTGACAGCAGACGCTGATCACGTTACATTAGAGATGAGCAAGGGAACGCTCCAAACATCACCCAAAAAATTACGCTTGACAGGACTTGGAGAGCGTGTTATCTTAAGATGGCGAGGAACGCTCGTCATACTATAGCCCAACCACAAGGAGAACATTATGGGAATCAACATGGAACTTATGCGGAAGAAGCTCGCCGCACTTCGTGGAGAAGGAAAGAGCGATCGAACCAGTGTATGGTTTAAGCCAGAAGAGGGAGATACAGACGTTCGTATTGTCCCAGCAGCAGATGGAGATCCACTGAAGGAGATCTTCTTCCACTACAACATCGAAGGACACCGCGGTGGTGTGATGTGCCCGAAGCGCAACTTTGGTGAGCACTGCCCAATCTGTGAGTTTGCTTCACAGCTATGGCGTGACGGAACTGATACCAACGATGAAGAGACCAAGAAGCTTGCAAAGTCACTCTTTGTTCGCACTCGTTACTTCTCGCCCGTTGTTGTTCGTGGTATGGAAGAAGATGGTGTAAAGGTCTACGGTTACGGTAAGCAGGCTTACGAACTTCTTCTCGGATACATTCTCGATCCAGAGTACGGCGATATCACTGACCCTGAAGGTGGCACTGATATTACCATCACATACACCAAGCCTACGACTCCCGGCGCATACCCCAAGACCAACATGAAGATGCGCCGCAATACCAGTCCGCTTCTGCCAGACAAGGATGCAATCCCCGGTCTGATGCAGAATATGCCGGACATTGATGCACTATTCACTCGTCATTCACCAGAAGAAATTAGTGCAATCCTAGACGCAATGCTATCAGGTGATAGTTCTGCTGAGTCACGGTCTCGCGAAACCACTCAGTATAACACCAACAAGAAGTCAAGCGTGGATAAGGCATTTGACGAGTTGATGGCTGGCTAGTAAAAGCGTACCGCTCCAGCCGCCCCCACCCGTAAAAAGGTGGGGGTTTTTCTTTGCACTTTTGCTTCTTGTGTGTTATAATTACTAACGAGCTTCGGCTCAAATTAAAGAAAAATAAAGAAAAGAAAAATTAAATAAGGAGAACTATATGGCTAAAGCAAAAGCTAAGGCTGGGCGTGTATCTATGTCTGACCTTAGAGCAATGATAAACAAAAAGGCAAAGCGCAATGTGGCGCATGACCTTCGTGAAGACAACCCAACAGAAGTAAAGTTATGGATTCCCACAGGATCTCGCTGGCTTGATTCTATTATCTGCAAGGGCAAGTATGCAGGTATTCCAGTTGGAAAGGTGACAGAACTTGCAGGACTTGAAGCAACAGGCAAGTCCTTTCTCGCTGCACAGATTGCAGCAAATGCACAGAAGATGGGTATCGGAGTTGTATACTTTGATTCTGAGTCTGCGATTGATCCTGCATTCTTGGAGCGTGCTGGTTGTGACTTAGAATCACTTATGTATATCCAGACACCATCTGTTGAGTTTGTGCTAGAGACAATTGAAGACATCCTCGGGGCAACGGATGACAAGATGTTATTTATTTGGGACTCCCTTGCATTCACCCCATCAGTGTCGGATGTCGAAGGTGACTTTAACCCACAATCATCTGTGGCGACAAAGGCTCGTATTCTTGCAAAGGGTATGTCAAAGCTGATTGTGCCTCTGGCTGACAAGCGCGCAACATTCCTTGTCCTCAATCAGTTGAAGACCAACATTCCACAGGGTCCAATGGCTCGACAGATTGCGATGACAACACCTTACATCACTCCGGGTGGTAAGGCAATGCATTATTCCTATTCTCTTCGTATCTGGCTTACAGGTCGTAGAAGTAAGGCAGCATACATCGAAGACGAAAACGGATTCCGTATTGGGTCTGAGGTTAAGGTAAAGTTAGAAAAGTCTCGCTTTGGAACTCAGGGCAGAAACTGCACCTTCCGCATTTTGTGGGGTACAGACGAAGTAGGTGTGCAAGATGAGGCATCTTGGTTCGAAGCACTTAAAAACTTTATGACTGTCTCGGGCTCTTGGTATACTTTCCAGCACGGGAAGTACATGAAGCGCTTCCAGCCTAGCAAGTGGGTAGACCTTCTTGAGAAAGACGAAGAATTCAAGAAGCACGTTATGGAGTTCATGGACGAAGTGGTCGTGCAGAAGTTTGACAAGCGCGAAGGTGATGCCGCCGATTTCTATGAGGTAGACAAAGCCTCTTGACAGCGTGCCTCCACCCTGTTATATTATGGGGTGGAGGTAATCTATGAAGCGTGTACTCGTTATCGACGCCCTCAATATGTTTTTGAGGGCGTTCATCGTTGATCCCAGCCTGTCCCAGCACGGACAACCAATTGGCGGCATCAAGGGATCTATCAAGATTCTACAAAAGCTTGTAAGAATCACAAAGCCAAATGAAATTGTAATTTGCTGGGACGGACCAAATGGTTCGCAAAAGCGAAAGACCCTAGACTCTGGGTACAAAGAAGGTCGCAAGCCCCTGCGTCTAAATCGTTCTGTTCATAACCTGACAGAGAACGAAGAAATCCAGAATAAAGTCTGGCAGCAGATGCAGGTTATTGAATACTTTAACCAAATGCCAATCATTCAACTTATCCTTGAGAGGGTAGAA